CGATGGGATCTTCTCGGAAGAGTTAAGTTGAACCACGGCCCCTACTTGGGACGAACCACTGGTTCCTGTTGCAGAGGCTTTCTCTGCTGTTTTGATAACCCCGGAGGTCATGTTCGCGGGGACTTTTGTAGGTGAAGACATGAGTTACTCCTTAGGTCTTGATGATGTATTTGAGGGCGATGAAGGCGGGAGTGACGTTGAACGCGGTGCCTGATCCGGTGCCTGATCCGGTGTTTATGGAAGAAGTAGTCACTGTAGAAGAGGCTGAGATGCTTCTATCGGGTGAATTAATGTCAACCTGACTTCCAGCGCTCAAACTGATTGATGTCGATACATCTGTAGTTTTTGAATAAGTGTGCGTGTGGTCGGGCAAGTTTGCTTCCGAAAGTGTTGCTGTACCACCACCAGTAGTCGCCAACGCATTACTACCATCAACACCCATTGGGAACCGGCCCTCAAGGTTTGGCAGGTTAAATGTGCTGGAACCGTCACCAACTCCGTATGCCTCACCAATGATGTCAAACAAGGTTGAGTACGTTGAGCGGCTTACCGCTGTTCCGTCGCAGACCAAGAAGCCTGTCGGGGCCGACCCTGCGGCATAAGGAACCACAGCACCTGGGGGAAGTGCAGAGATACCACCAGAAATCGTGGCCGTACCTGTCACAGTCAGATCACCATTGACCTGTGTGGCTCCGTTTACAGTCAAGCTGCTTGCGGTCGTTGCGGCGGCAGACAGGGTTCCAGTCACCGCTGCGTTACCGCTGGCGGTCACATCAACACAAGTCAGATCCCCATCAGCAGCCACCTTCGCCAGCGTCGTGTTTGAGCTGTCGGTGATGTTAAAGAGATCCGCAGATTGGCTGGCGTGCCCCTTGATGGTGATAGGAGTCTCGCTTGCTGCGAGTGCCTCACCTGTTACGGGGAATGCAAAGACAGACTTGGTGTTACCAAATGCCAGGGCCATGACTTCTGTTTCACCCTCCTCAGAGTTACCATTGGTAATCGTGAGCGTTGTTGTAGTGCCATCAGTAGTTACCGTGAAGTCAGTGTTCGGCTGTTGGACAATACCACCCACAGTTACGATGAACATCTCGTTCTGAACGGAGAGAGGTTGAGGAGACAATGCCAATGTCTTGTCGGAACCGGAGGTTGTCATAGCCCCAATGGTGCTGGTGTAGACCCGAGGCACAGATGTTGGGCTGGTGCTGAAGGAAGTCAAGGCATCCACATACGCCTTGGTAGCAACCTCTTGACCATCTACAGGATCTTCGACGTTCTTGATCGCCTTGGAGCCTGCGTTGAATTTGTTGTCAGCATCCAAAGGAATAGCACCAAGGTTCTGCTCACCGTTCTCTTGGAGAGCAAACAGGAGCTGCTTGGTAGAGTTGTTGAGTTCTTCGGCCCGAAGCAGGGATGCGTTGGTGAACGTGGTCAGTAGGTCATCTACAGGGGTTGTTCGGAAGATCCGGATGGTCGCCGTTCCTGTTGGAAATGTCAGACCTGAAGTGTCCACAGTTGTCGTAGACCCTGCAACAGATACTGTGTAGCCCGAGGTAAAGTCTTGGGTTGTCCCACTACTGGTAATGGCTTTTACGAATAGGTGGGCTTTGTTTAAGTATTCAAGCTGAGAGTCAGTGAACGAGACAGAGGCTGTCCCTACTGCTCCTGCTTCCTCATAGTAACTGTTTGGCATGGTTTCTTATCCTTATTGGTAACTCAGTGGTAGTTGTTGTTGACCTCGCATATCTCGGGCCTCATTTTGATCGCTGGTACGCAAGTCTCTCTTGATCTGGGGGTTTTCCTTCACAAGTTGCCACCAAGCAGCATCACGATACTGACGAAGAATCTTGTTCAGTTGCTCCATCTTGGACTCTCGGCCCATACGCTTGTATTGGCTTCTTTGGATCAGACGGCTCATCTGTTGCTCCATAGTTCTGCCTCCGAGCCTGATCTCGCCTACCAATACTTGGAAGCGGTCATAAGCGTCATACTTACCCATCTTGTATTGGGTCAGATCCAAGTCGCCGCGTGTTTTCCTTGGGTTGCCGAAGTTGGCTCCAACCTCCGCCAGCTCACGACGCACAGCACTTCTTGATGTGGTCTTGACTTCGAGCGGTCCTGGGAGGATGGGGCTTGTAATAGTCTCTGCAACGGTCAGTGGTTTACCGAAGAGGTCACGGCGTGGTGGGAGTTCATCGGAGAGTCCAGGGAAACGACGCTTCATTGCATCCAAGAATGATCTAGGTTCCCTCAACTCGTTGTCAAAGTATTCTTGATTGGTTTGAGACAAGACCGATGGGACGATTGATCCGCCCAACTGGCGAAAGAACTTAAGGGCAGAAAAACCAGATGGGTCGCCAATTGCATCTGCGAAAGCAGACAAGCCTGCAAAGAAACTTTTGTTGCGAACCAAGTTGGCGGTAACAAATGCCATACCAAGTCCAAACTCTTCGGCCACATCCGCTTCTACTTGATCCTCACCTTTGAATCTTGTGTTGTATTTGTAGTGGTCCTGAAAATCCGCAATCACTTGAATGAAGCTGGAGAATGGGTCAAAGCGTCGGTAGGAGTAGTAAGTATCACCAACTTTGACTGAGTAGGGTTGCCATCCTGACTGCTCAAGAAGGCGACGTTGATTAACATCCTTGGGCCCTGAACCAGTAATCATGTCCATCGACGCTGCCGCATAAATAGAACCATACAGGGTTGATCCCGCAGCTACCCGACCCATAAAGTCCGCACGCTGCTCTTTGGTCGCCCCCGCAAGCTCCTTGATACTGCCTTCACGAAGGCGTTGGAACTGAGCCCCCAGACCTCTGTTGGCATCTGCGACGTTGCCCTGCAACGCTTCAGAAACAAGACCCAGTGAGCGTCTATGGAAGAACTCAACAAGTTGTGCTGGCGTTCTCACAAATGGAAGTAGGACGGTTCCAAAAACTCCACTCCCTTTCAAATCTTGAAGTTTCTTCGCCCCCCTAATAATCCTTCCCTGCCCCTTTTCACTTAGCTCTCGGGTAAAGGTCACATCTTCTGCGGCCCGCTTACCTTGGTTGGCAATCTGGACAAGTTCTTGGTCATACATCTCACCATAGAAGCGACGGACAAACGTATTGAACTCTTTAGATCCAGGCTCCAGTCCTTCTTCTTTAGCTGTTCTAGCCGCTTGGCGACGAATAGAGTCTTTCGTAAACATCTCGTCCTGTGAGAACATCTTCTCAGCAGACTCTCTTACCCAGTTATCGTCATAACCTTTTTGAGCCGCTGTAGTTTTCAGGTCAACCATCACTTGGGATCTGTAGTTCAACTGCTTGAAGAACTCATCGACAGTCTGAAGGACTCTTGTCGGTAACGTAACTCCCTTCCCCAATAACCCCAAAATTCCGTACTTGGCCGCCATGACAGCAGAGGCTTCTTGTCCAGATGCGTCCAAGACTTCAGACACCTTGCCTCCTTTAAGCAAGATTGGTTTGTTATTAAACAAAGATTGCTTTGCAAGCCTGGTTGCGGCCCCCGCATTCTGAAGAATGTAGTTGTACTGAGCCAGTTGAGACATAGACCCACTTACATCCCCAGTAAAGAACCGACCTGCGGCTTTTTCTGCGGGCCTGAATGAAGTTGCCAGTGCACCAGATAAAGCGTTCACAAGCTGTGTCTTAGGGCCGGACAGAAGAAAGTTGACCCAAACACTCATCGTCATCTTGCCGATGTCGGGAGTCTTGCGAACTGCTCCAACTACAGCCGTATCACCTGATGTGTCAGCAATATCAACAATCTTTTGGGCTTCCTCTCTAATCCTGCTTGCACCTATGTCGGTATTACCACCACCAGCTTCAGAAAACACATCATCAAGAGCGTCATCTACACCATCATCCAACTTGGCTGTGATGTGAGGAACGTCTGGGAGGTCATCAACGGTGTAAGCCAAGCCTGAGAGTTCTCGGGCCAGTGCACGCTTCACTTCAATACCCGCAAGGGTGACTGAACGAAGTTTCTGCCTTGCCTCGACAAAAGCCCGGAGCTTGTCCATACCGGGTGATGTTTCAGCTGCTACAGCCCTTGCTGCTTCTACAGCTTTATCAGAAGCTCTCTTCTGGAGGAGTCGAAGTCTTCGCACCCTTTGGATACCTGAGACAGCCTTTTCTCCCTCGTCAGCCAAAGCCTCTTTCAGCCTGCCACTGGACTCACCCATCATTTGGTCAAGTTCATCCAGATCATCTGCGGCTTCGCTATACATCTCAGCGTGTGACTTACGCTCCGCTGGAGCCACCTCGCCAGCTTCTCTGGCATCATCAACAACATCTTTCACGAGTTGACGAACGCCCCTGTCATCACCAACACGATCCAAGTTCTCTTCAAAATACTTCTCGCCACGAGCACCAGGCTTGCGGCCTTCGAGATCGTCACCCCCAGAGTCTCTTGGACCTGCTCCATCGTCTACAGGTGGATCTGAGGGATCTCTTGGGCCTTTAACCTGTTTGGGGTTTTTACCAACAAGCACTATCTCCTCAGTGGACCTGTTAGTTCCTCTTACATCAGTGCCTACAGCTTTGTAAGCATCAAAGCCTTTATCTTGTAGTGCTTTTGCCAGTCTAGCATCAACCCCGTCACCAAGGTAAAACCCTTCACCTTTAAATTCTGGATCTAGGTACTCGTGAATCATTCCCCCAACATATTCATCATTATCTTTTTTTACTTGAGTAAAGCCAAGTTCAGTGAGAGTTTCTCTAACTTCTTCTTCGCTTGCAATTCTGTTTGCATCCAATTCAAAAGTTAAAATCTCGCTAGTCTTTTTTCCCTCAGCATAAAGGTTTGCTTCACCTTTTTTGGAGGTTGTATATGTTAAGGGATTGTCTGGGTTAACTTCGCCACCCCGATATACTTTTACAGTTGATCTAGCGTCAGGCTTCTTAGGCTTGCCAGTGGATGCAATGTCATCCATCGAAGCGATAGGGTTGGCTCGACCATGAGACGTTGTGTTCGATGGGTCAAACAGGATTGTGACGCGGTGATCGACATTACCAACTATCTGACCACCAAGGTGCTTAACACCATCGTATCCCAATCTATTTACTGCACCTTGGAACTCGTCAATAAGCCCCAATGCTTCTCCCTCTGTCATGAAAGGATTTTCACTTAGAGTTTTGGTGACATCTCTATAAATGTCGCCAAGTGTCATAGTGTTCAGCTGATCTATGTCGGCCTCTACAAAATCATCTGCCACACCACTGTGTAGTTTTTCAAACTCCTTACGAACTGCTGGATCAGCGTCCGCAAACTTCATATCCATGTCAATGAGGTTTGTCTCATTCAATTTTACTTTGTAAAGACGCCTAGTACCTTCTGCTCCTGCTCTTGCCTTTGAGTATCCGTGAGCAACATTTGGATTTTCTGTCAGATATAGTCCTGGCCCGTACAAACCATTAACCCGAGTTTTGTATGGATCAATAGAACTTGGGTCAAGTTCCGAAGCTGTGCCGTGATACATCACGCCCTCTTCTGCCTCAAACACCACATCGTCTGCTGCTTGAGCTTCAGGCTTTGTAGGCTTGATCTCAGCGTCCCTAGCAGCCGCAGCCTCTTCAGGCGTACCACCGGCCCTACGGACACGTTGACCTGCTCGGATTGCTTTGACAGACTCAATCATGCCATCGAAGAAGATGCCGAGTCCGGCCCCCTCCATGACGTTCTTGATCCTCTTCTCTAGTTCACTGTCATCGCCCTCATGGGCCAAGAAGTCAGTGATCGGGTTCTGTAGTCCCTGCAACGCAGGCGTGTCTTGGATCATCGTGGACAGGTTGCCCATCTCAGCGTCCATCACAGCGAAGTCAGTAATACCACCCGCGACAGCACCACGACCTACAGAGACAGCCGCAGCACCCTTCTTGGTTGTCTTGGCTGCTTGAGCAGCTTTGGACAAGAACTGGACACCTTTGGCTCCCTTGGAGATTTGGCCTGCGATAGGTACAAAGCCCGCCAAGAAGTTGGTCAAGCCTTGAGCACCACGGCCCACCATTGTCTTACTGTCACCGAGGAAGTTGATGTCTGTATCAGGGATGTCAATGCCTACCCAGTTAGTCACCATGTCAGCAGTGTCAATAAGACCCTGGCCTGCATCAAGGACACCACGGAAAGGTGCAGCAACAACATCACCTAGACCTGTGAGAATATCTCCAAAGCCTACGCTTCCATCATCATTGAGGTCGAAAGTAGAGGACTCTTGGCCTTCGGGGATCTCTCTTTTCTTTTGAGATCCGAGACTATCAAAGTCAATAGGTTTGAACTCTTCTGCCATTAGTTATACCCTCTAAATTCAAATAGGTCTTTCTGGAAACTGAGGAACGCTTCAAAACTCCGAACACCTGTAATGTCATCACTCGCTGCCGCTCGTTTGTTGATTGTGTTGATAAGCCGAATAATACGAGTTGTATTAATGTCTCCACCAGCCGATCCAACATCGTTGTATTCCTTGATGGCGGACTCAAGATCAGCCATACCATCAAACATGGGTTGAACTGTTGGATCGTAGTTGAAGCCTGTCAGTGAAATGTCATCTGGGCCCTGCTCAGTATCAAACGTGCCCCTCTCAAGTTCTTCGATTGAGACAGGTCGTTGTTGAGTAAACAAACGTGAAATGGGGTAGGCCGAAAGGTTTTGACCTGTTAGTTGGATGCCCCTTTCAACAGTGTTAATCAGGCTGTCAGCTTGAGGTCTAATCAAGGCAAGCTCAGAGGCAGCAGTTGATGCGTCCTGATTCTGAATTGCTGTCCGCAAGTCTCCAATGTTTTTTTGAAGATTATCCGTAAAGAAGGCACCACCGCCAACTTCGGCCCCACTAGTTGGTAAGACTGAGCCTCGTGTGCCAAAATCTCTTTCTTCCCCTGCGGCCTTGATGCGTTCAATCATGGATTGAGGGCTTTCGTAAGTGAAAGCACCATCTGCTGTCGCTGCTTCAATCACTTCTTTTGATGCTTCCGCAGCAAAGGTTGCCATGATGTCAGCAGTGATTGGCTCGTCAGGGTTCATAGTTTGATACCCATCTATTTTTGCGGACAAACTTTCAGAGTATTGAGTATCGAGTTGATCTAGGAAATCATTTGCTGCAATGATCTGAGATTGACTTTTAAAATTACTAAGACCAATTTTGCCTTCGCTCAGATCCCTGAATCCAAACTTTGTGTCTAGTGCTGTCATCAAGTTCCGCTTGTGCGTAGCTTGAGAAGATTGTCTTGTCTGCGACATTGCTTCGTAATATCCATCGAGCCTTACTTTGATTGTTTGAAGAGTGTCCGCCCTTAGACCTACGCCCGCCGTTTGTAGTTGTCTGATAGCAGCTGATACATCAGTGGGATTGTCTCGAATGATTTGTTGGAGAACCTCCGCACCTGTCTCCCTTTGATCTTCGCCAATGGCTCTATATGAGGAAGCAAATGTACCCACACCACTTGTGAAGAATGAGTTTTGAGCATCGAAGAACACATCACCTTCAGTGAAGAATCTATCTTCTCCCATAGCCTCTAGGCGGGCCATAACTCTTTCTCTGACTTCTCTTTCACTGATGTCTACAGCTCCACCGTTCTGCTCCGCCTCTTGTTGAATTTCAGTTACGACAAAGCCCAGTGCACCCTCCAACTTACCTTCAGCCAAAGCGGTATCGAGTTGAAGTTTCTGGAGCTTCTTAGCGTCAGCATCTTCTTCGCCCTTCTTGAGATAGTTACGGATCGACGCAATCTCAATACCCATCACCTCACTGTAAGGTTCACCAGTGGGGGACTTAGTGTCCTCAAGCTGATCCAGAAGAACCTCCATGCCTTCAGGGTTTTTATTAGTAACAAAGTCATCAGCGGCTTGTCGTAGGGCCCCTGTAATGGCTTTATGTTGGGCCTCTTCAGGCAAGTGGGACATGTTGGCAGCCAACAGTTTGAACTCAACATCATCACCCTTAGTTCGGTTTGCCTGAATTGCAAGATATACGGCATCTCTTGCGTCTTCAGTGAGCTGAGGCATCGAGGCAGCATCACGCCTGTTTTCAGAAGCGTTGAGCTCTTCTGCGTAGTGATCTGCCCACCTGAGGCCCGTCTCTTCACGCATGTTCTCAAGGGCATGGTTGGCAGCTACAGCAGTATCTGGATTTTCGGCAAGTTGCTCAAGCACATCGTAGACGTACTTACGGTATCCCTCGTTGCCGAGGGCACCACGGTTTTCTGTGTTAGACAACATCGTGGTCAGGTCGGACATCAGCCCTGGAAGGTCCTTAGCTTTCTTTTTCACCTTATCCGTAATATCGTCAGCCACACCACGACGAAGATCGTCACGCTGCAAAGCTGCACGAGCCTTGAATGCCCGAGGCTTGAACTCGGACTCCCACTTGTCCATAAGACCACCAAAGGTCTTACCGTAGTAGTACCCAGCACCATTCATCTTCTGGCGTTGATCCGCCAGCACAGAGGCTTTCCAGTTGTTGTAAGACTCTTCTGGGTTGTCCCCTTCCCGCAAACCGAACTGATTGTTGTCTAGGGACAGATTCATGTTCTCTTCAGCCATAGTTGACCAAGAGATGAAGTCTTTCTTGGCTCGGCCTACTTGACCACCCACCTCGATCCAAGAGTTGGCGAGATTACTGACCTTTCCTTGGTCAACCAACTTGCCGAACTCAGAAGCATTCTTGGCTTCCTCTGCTCCCAGTTGCTCAACCATGAGGCCATACTCATAGGCTTGTTCAACCTCTCTCTTAGCGTTGGTGGTTGCCAACTGACCAAGAGTATTGGACAGGTTCTGGAATGCCTGAAGGGTGTAGTCATCGCCTGAGAAGTCGGGACGGCCAAGGATGCCTGCGGGTGCTGTGAATTGTGACATGGTTTATCCTTCAGGCCCAAACATAGCATTATTGAAAGTGGCCGGGACACCATCAGGCAGCATCTGAGCTCCTGCCATGTACCCCGAAGCAATGTTGGAGCCGATGTTCATTAGTAGCCCTGCTGTACTCGGCCCCTGAGCTTGTTGCAGTTGATCCGGTGGAGCGATAGGTGCCATAGGCATTGGACGAGATCCTGCCAGTTGGGCCGCTGTAGCGTCTCTAGCAGTCTTGAGTTGGTTCTGGGATCGACGCATAAACGACTCCAGAGCGTTGTGTTGAACTTCGCTGAGAGTCGCTTGATTGCGTTGGAATTGTTGTTGAAGGGCCACAACGCTGTTGCCCTCAGTCAGTGACTCACCTCGTCGAGCCATATCTGACCCTTGGGCATTTTGAGACTGGACGAAGATGTTGTTGATCTGACTTGCGGCATTCTCTTTTCTCTCCGAGATGGCTTCCAAAGTATCTGTGTACTGGCCTTCAAGTCGGGTCTTTGCCGCCTTAGCCTGGGCTCGATATCGGGCAGACTGAGCAGCCATGAGCTGGCGTTGGTATGCAATCTGTTGGGCATACTGCTGGTTACGTTGGATCTGAAGTCGGTATCTATATTCGTTTTCGGCCCGGGCTTTCCGTTTGGCAGCACCAAACCCCATAATAGAGTTGGCAATGCCAAGACCGGCCATAACCATTCCTATTGCCATCTTGAAAACTCCATGAATTGATACCCCGCAGGGCCATGATTAAAAGGATCTCCGAACTCAAAGCCTAGCCACTTCAGCCAAGCAATGTTTCCGGTGTTGCGGCAGTCAATGATGTTCCACAGAACTTCATACTGCTGCTGGTACTCATCGACGATCTGCTTCGATTTCTTGCAGAACTCAACGGGCACCTTACGAATGTCATCTGTCCCCAGCATCCAAATCTGGCCCGCAGGCCCATGATCCGTAACACCAAAGATACAGATGGGTTTGTCGAGACAAGCAACCTTGGTCTGCCCATGTAGGTAGCCATCCATGATTGCCTCGAATGGTTTCTCTCCGAGTGCTTCGATTTCCTCATAGTCGCCCTGTCGCAGATTGTTGGCGATGTGAGCAATATCAGGAACAGTAGGTGTCCTGAAGGTAATCACAGACGTTGACGCACACGGGTTGTGTAGTTGATTTCAAAGGTCGCTGACTGGAAGTTGGAGGGCAGCGGACTGTCGTTGATGAGCTCGACCTTCACCTTGTCGGTCTGGGCGAACACAGGGACACGGAAAGTCTCATCCTGCACCACCAGCGTTCCCAGGGTTGCAGAGCCATCAGCGATGAACTTGCCGCTGTATGGGTAGGTGAAAGTCTCACCAAACTCAGGCGTCACCTTGATAGAGAAGAACGAGGTGTCATCGAAGATCACTGTCATGTATCGGATCTGCTGGCGTCCATTCACCACAGGGACTCTACGCCCTCCTGATTCAGACTGCATGACTGGCTCAGAGAACTCATAGGTCATGGTGTAAGGCTCACCGATGTAGACGGTAGAGGTGTTGAAGTCACCCTCAACACTGATTGATCCGTCGGCTTGGTCAGTTACCTTGAGGATCAGCCCATCGTTACGCACCACTTGGGCCGATGCTGTGGGGGTGTAGTCCAAACCAGTAAATGTGGTTTTACCTGTGGCCTGATCGAATGTGCCACTGGTCTTCTTCACACGACGATCCAGATAGGTCACATAAGTCACGCCATCATCCTTGAGGCCCGACTCCATGTCCATCTCTTCAAGCACGAGCTTGCCTCCGTTGGTCATCACCATATACAGGCTTGTCTCACGGAAGAAGATGTCAACGATGTTACGGCTCTCGAAGGTGAACTTAGTCCACGCTGACTGGACACGCTGGGTGCCCGCCATGAAGTAGCGGTAAACATACAGGGAGGTGGGGTCAGTATCCGTCAACGCCACCACCAAGTTCTCATGGCTGGAGGAAGCAATGGTCTTGATGGTGCCGTTGATGTACTTCGGGACATCCCGACTGATCTCAATGGCATCAAACTGGACATCAGTATCGTTGGTCTTGTAATACTCTCGCAGCCCACTGAAGCTGCCTCTGGGGAACCCGAAGAACAGGCTGTTGCCAGAGACACTGGGCCGGAGATTGCTAGTGATGTCGAAGTTTGTTGCCGGAGTGATAGAGACAGTCTTAGGTGTCAATACACCCTCACCTTGGAGGGTGAACTGAGCCTGCGAGGAGAAAAGCACAAGCTGGTCTGCAAACGGGACAGCAGCTTCCAGCTTGTTGACAGACGTACCACCGACCGTCACATCAATAGGAGCAGAGTCCTTGAGCGTTGTGAGGGTTGTCCGGAAGAAGTTGAAATATTGAGCAGTCTCTGACAGGATCACATTCTCGCCAGAGATAAACACCAGGCGGTTCTTGAAGAACGCGATATCAGTGATCTTGAGGCCGACGAAAGATGGGTTGGGGTTGGTCAAAGCATCCCCCACTTGTCGTGGAGCAAACTTGAAGTCCTCATACTTCACATCAGCGTGGACGTTAGAGGATGGGTCAACACCATCAGCTCGCTTGAGGTCGAACTGGTTGTCGGGCCTGCGGATCAGGATCAGGGGCATCGTGTTGAAGTCGTAGTTGTTGTTCAGCCCGCCAGCGGTTGTCTCAACCCAGCGGCCTTTACCAACACCAACATCAGATCCACCATCACGCTCGAAGCGGACGTAGTAATCATCAATCTCTGTCTCGGGACTGCCTGCAACCTCAATTAACATTTTGTTCTTGGCAATAGGAGGCAGATCAGTAAAGTTATCTACCTTATCTTTAATACCCAAGATTACTGCATTATTTAGCCCATCATCAATCGTTAACTCAAAGTCCGCAGGCGTTGTATTTCTCAGATAAACCGTGGATGTGTTGTCTCGCTCCCGATTGGTCTTAATAGCATTTGAAGATGTGCTAAATTCACCAGTGTCGCTGCTCTGACGGTTTGTTGCATCAAAGTCAGCCTTATCTCTAATTCGTCTTGCAATTTTTGCGGCAGATGTATTACCTGTGAATTTTGCCGTATCTGAACTGCCTGATTCAGGGAATGTAGTAAAAAGAGGATCTGTGATGGTTGTATTGGGTGAATTATCCCCATCAAAAAGGTTATCAGAGCTTAAGTACACTTTGATGTCAAGCTCTTGAAAGCTCGAAGGACTTCCCTTCACATCAATCAAAGCCTCAAAGGGCGGTGATGTGAGATCCAAAGAATACTTGGACGTAATACTTGTATCCATTGCCACCGGTGTCGCAGTGTTTGCAATGAAAGACACATCAGCCACGGTGGTCATCTTGAAGGTGTCACGAGGCGTTGATGATTGTAAGTACGCATCAACAACATTAGCATCTACGTTGACCGTCTGCTCTACACCATCTAGGTCAAAGACTTTGACACCCGTTTTACCAGTACCATCAATTGTCACAATGTATTGCTCAGTGGAGCTGCGGTTGATTGGTTGGATGAAGGGCGTGTTGGTTGGGGCCATCATCAACTCTTTGACATGGTTCGCTGGCGGTCTTTTGGTCAGCCCCTCGATAGGGTGAGGGACGGCATTGACCGAAGACTCGCACTGACCAATGGGCCGACTGTTTGCCGGTTGTTGGCTCACGCCGCCCGTCAAGTTGGGGATCGGGTAAGCAACAAGCATTAGAAGCTGGCTCCTCGGATAGCGTTGCCACGGTTCACAATGATGGCCGTGTCATAGTTGTTGAAGATGTTGTGGTCAGCCGTATCGCCCTCAAACTCACGGAGGACAGCCATAGCACCCATCTCGTCACGCAGGGTGAAAGCATTGTGCTTCTGAGAGCCAACCATCCGGTCCTGGAAGATACGGGCAGAGCGGATCGTGATGTATCGACGAGCAGGCTCTGGAAGGTCTTCAAACTCCAACAGAGTGACCGTCGTGACCTTCACGCTCGAAGTGAACGTGGTGGTGTTGTTGGCCCGATCAAACAACTTAGACCCACGCTGCACAATGTCACGACTGTCGTGAGATGTGAGGGTCGTTGGTTGGTTGGTCGCGGTGTTCACTCGGTTGTCCACATCAACACGAACAATATCAGATCCGATAGAGATCGTGCCGTCAGAGGAAGGAGAAAGAGTGACACCGTATTGGGTGTTGAAGTGCCATCCCGCAGTTTGTACATCACGAGACACCTCATCAAGAATGTTCTTGGCGATGGCGGCATCAGCAGTTTGCTGACCAGTCAGTGAGTTCACCGGAGGCTCACCAATGGTGGAAAGCATGGTGTTCACGGACTCTAGTTCAGTTGTTCGTGCGGGCATGGGGTTCTCCTATAGAAAAGCAACGAGCCCTCTTTCGAGGGCCCGCTGTGAAAATTAGATGTCTCGTTTATTACGAGGTGGTCAACTCGAACAAGCATTCCTCGCGGAGGATGCCGTGACCCATTGCATACTTGGCAACCATCAGGGTGCCGAGGCGGTCGAGCTGGTACTCAGATTCCATAGCGAGATCGAGCAACTTGACGGTGCCCAGACCTTCGGTTTGGAAGCAGATACCTTCGGTGGTGGTGAAGTTTGCACCAGAGTATCCACCGTCGGAAGTGAACACATCATTGTTGATGAGGTCATCACCGAGCACTGCGTCCTGAGAAGAAGACTCGTTAGCAGATGGGATGTGGTTGGACTTCAGGATCCGAAGACCTGCGACCTGCACAATCTCACCACGAGCAATCGAACCGTTACCTTCGTTACCGAAGTCGCGGTTGATAGCACGAAGCACGCTGTCATTCGCCGTGTTCACCAACTTGTAGTAGTTGGCAGGGCTCAAGACACAGTAGCGTCCGTCAGTAGGCACGCTGGCTTCGTCCATCTTCTGGGCCACAGTAAAGAGGCCAGTGACGATTTCAGAACCTTCAACGCCATCACTATCAGCATCGAGAGCAACTTGATCGCCCAAGAACTTAGCGTCAGATCCACCGAAGCGGTCAGCGGTCTTACGAGCACCTGCGATACAGGTACGGATCAAAGCCTTGTCAGCGTGGTAAGCAAGCTCACGACCGATTTGGGTCGAGTAAGCGGAACGCACATCGTAGTGGTTCTTGGCTTCGTCGATATCACCAATGAAGGCCGAGGAGACGAGCATACCGTCGATGGAAATCACACGCTCAGTGTGAGACATGTTGGTGAGGTACTTGCTTGAGTTCAAGATGCCATCGCCAGTGTTGCCACCAGCTGCGTCGGCATCAAGACCAGAAGCCATAATGGAATCGCCAGGTGTGTGATACTTAGCGGTAGCAACGCCAGTCACGGGGAACTGAGCGGACTTACCGGATGAGATCGTACGTTGACGAACGAGAGGGAGAAGAGCGTTGTTCTCTTCAAACACTTGAAGGACTTCACCTGAGAAGACCTTGAGGAACAGAGCGTCTTTGTCTGTTCCGAGGTTACTAGCACCCAGTCGAGAAATCCCGATTGGGTTCATTACTTGGTTTTCACCAGCCATAGTTGGATTCCTTTCTTAAAAAGAAGTTGGTTGACTGAGCTGATTGGTTTAGGTTCCCAGAGGTTGTCCCGCCGCAGCAGGGCCAAAGTTCATTCTGTAACTTCTTCAGCACCATTCATAGATCCCGCATACCACCCTTCAGGGAGGTCTACAGGGTTGTTGGATAGTTCCCACGCGGAACCATTCCAGAAATAAACATGACCCCGAACATCGGGGCCAAGTCTCACGAGGCCATCACTGGCCTCCACGAATACGACGTTTGAACTCTTGCACCCTGTTATGCCAACGCCCACGGACATCAGCAGGAGGGGTAGAGTCAACCGCCTCATTCTTATTTTGAAGTACGTCTTTAACCCATACTTGTAGAAGGGCCACCACGATAGAGGCCAAGGCATTCCACATTACTCGCCGTAGGATTTAAGAGCGAGACGGGCACCTGTGTAGCCCATCGAGATAAGAGCAGTTTGGAGGAGTGCCACAGCTTGCACCCAAGGGCCTTCACTGGGAAGAGCACCTGATGCAATCGTTGCACCCAAAGCACCGGCCACGACGGCCAGCCAGAATTCAGTAGTTTTGTAACCTGGTTTTTCCATAGTTCACCTCACATGACGTTGGATTGTTGGAGTTTACGGTAGACCTCTTCACGATAAGCAGGGTCATTTCTATAACGGGGATCAGACATCGCAGCAGTCACTTGTGCCCGCGATTGGAATGAGCCAGTAGGAGCAGACGATCCGGTATCACCTTGGAGCATGGGTTGACTGCTTCCTTGGTTGAAGCGGGCCCACAGTCCTTGGACTGCCATATTCATCTGCTGGTCATTCCCCATCACCATCTCGTTGAAGGCGTCAATCTCCTGCTCAGGCAGGTTGGCTTGAGCCCATGCAAGCATGGTGTTGTAGTTGCCTTCACCTCCAACAGCGTTAAAGACACCCTGTACTTGGCCTTCGGTCACGGCCTTTTGGCCTTCTATATAAGCATCAATGTACGCTCGTGGGATCCCCCACTCCTCAATCTTTTGTCTTGAAATGTCTGAAATGTCACCTGTCTCGTTGAACTCTTCAGTGAAAGGTGCAAAGTCATTATCAGAGAGTTGTTCCAAGTCACCAGTGTTTGCTGGTTGCTCAGTTTCGCCACCCTGCCTCAGCTTCGTGAATTCCGACTCAAGTTGCTTATACGCGAACGCCATCGCTTCCGGCGACTCGAACTTCTGATCGAGCCATTCGGGTCGTTCTTCATAAGGTTGTTCAACTTCGCCCTGCGCCGCGGCTTCTTGCTCAAGACTGTCCATATTCTCCGGGGACATGGCCCCAGTCTCTTCACTTCGGAATTCTACTTTTTGGTAATCACTCATTATTCAGTTGCCTCTTCAGGTTGTTGTGCTTGTTCAATTTGTTGTTCTTGTTGAGATGCAGCCGCAACTTGTTGCATCATCATTTGTTGTTGCATGGCTTCTTGTTGTTGCATCGCCTGCATCTGAAGTTCTTCTTCGGTTCGGATCAGTCCATCAACATCAACTCCGAGTGACAAAGCACGACGCTTCAGATACTCAGAGAAGTTTACATATTGATTGAGGGCCTCGGGACCGAGGAGTTGTCCGATTCCTGAAAGAAATGTATCGAGTCGGTTGAGATCGTTACCTCGCCCGAGGGCCTCAATGCCTGTGATAATTGTCGGCTTTACCTTATCTTCAGGTACAGCAGGCAATTTATTCTCTTTCTTCATCACACGCATGACTGTTCGCACCAGAGGCAGACTGAGCTCACGGCTTAGGATGGAGTAGATACCACCAAGTTGTCTTTCGATTGCTTGAGTTACGAGCCTGATTTCTTCTGCTGTAACTCGATCCGCATTACGAATGCTCCCCTCAACGAGGAGAAAGGCATACGACAATCTCTCTTCGATCTTGTTGATGGTATTGAGAGCAACAGAGAAATCCTGTGCTTTCTGACTTTGAAGAACGCTGACATCACCGGCTGATCCTTCCCTGATTGCTCCGTTGGGTGATTCCGCCAAAGTACGAGCCCTGGTGGTCCCGTTCGGATTGACAAGGAAGAGCAACTTTGATGCAGCAGCTGTGCCTTCCACAAGAGCACGAGTAAGCCCTTCAAGAGATTGAAGATCCCCGTAGTATTGTTCGACATAGCCACGTCCGTAGTCCTCACCGTCCACTCGACCCATCCTCAGAGGGATGAATGGTGACTCTTCGGTGGGGATCTGCCGACGAGTAGACTCAATAATTTGCCCTTTGATTTCCTGATAGACCTCGATGGTCTTGTCATCAATAGTCACCATCCCGGTGTACATATCCAAGTGGTCTTCGTAAGAGTCAGATGAAGGCTCACCAGCCATCCCGCGAAGCTCTGGCGGGAGCATGATAGGGGACACAGACTCCTTGACAATTACCATGCGAACACGGCCTAATGGGCACCGCTTGACGATGTATCGGTCTAGATGAACCACACGCATCATGCCGCCGTCAGGGAAGTACAGGAGAGCATTACCAGTGACAATGAGATGTCGAAGAGCATCGAACATTCCTGTCCGAATACCGTTGACTTCAATCTCATCCATCACCGCCCGTTCAACTTTGGACAGTGACTTTTCTACCTCAGTCACCACTCGTGGATCTACAGCCTCCAGCTCCATTTTTGTCTCTTCATCGACCATAAGCCGGAAGAATGGAGCATTCGGGGGGAGGAGGCTGAGCAGCAGGGCGGAGGACAGGTTGTTGACCCCCCGAGCCCCAATACTTTGGTAGGGGGTGGGGAATCGAGCAGCCGAAGTCTTACCGTCTTCAGGGAGAATTGTCGGGATAGTAATCCGGCTGGAGTCACGCCCACGTTCAAGGAACTGTGAGCGGTGTCCTTCGCACTTGCTGTAGATCGACTGGAGTGATTCCATTAGTAGGTCATTTCTTCTTCTGATGGGATCGTGAGCATTCGCTTACCTCGCTTACGGGGGTTTGCAGATCGCTTCATCACCACAGGGTTGTCTGCTTTGAGTTGGGTGTTTTCAGCTCGCTCAGGAATCTTAAATTCTGGGGCCTGTTTCACCTTAATCGTAGGAGGGGGTGGAGGTGGGGGCACAGGAGCTGGTGGGGGTGGGGGTGCTGGTCCTCTTGATCCGCCAATACACATAATTATTACTCCTTGAGGATGTTATCATCCATCTCTTCTTTGTGGTTTAGAAGCCAACGTATAACGCTACGCTGGCCTACTTTCATCCAGACCTCCCGATCTGACCACTCAACATCCGGACACCTCTCTGGGAAGTGTTGATCCAGCCATTGAATCAGGCCTGGATCTATGTGTGATGGTCGGGGGACGGGGTTGTTTTTATTCCTCATAGTCACCCTTCTTTCTATTTACATAGGCATACATAAGAATGCTGTAGTTTATGAGGTCCAGAACCGTGTCCCTGAAGGACTCATCCTTGACGGCATAAGTCTTGTTATCAAGGTGGGTTATAAGCCTTGACACCTTGTCCGTCATGCGGACCATAAAGCCCCGCTCAGTATCTGTGATCCCCAGTTTCTCCACCCGTGTGAAGTTCAAAAAGGGGTCTTGGGCATCCTTCCCGCCGCTGTAATCGTGATTTTTGACCTTCATCAAAGACTGTGCTTCATTACACAGCATCTGGTGAAGGCGTAGTAGTTGTTCTCTTGTCATGGCTTTGGCCTCCATAATTTGACAGTTTGTGTTTTGCGGTCATAGTCACTCTTCCGCAGGATGTAGGCGACACGGGCCTGCACCAAGGCATCATCCTCAGTGAGCCCAGCCTTATCATACGCATTCTTCACCGACACCCAGCAGGGGTCAGGGTCCAGCACCTTCTTTGCTCCTACAGGCCCAACACCGGGACAACCTGAATAGCCATCCACCGCATCGCCGGTGAGAACCTGCATCAAGAAGTTGTAGTGAGCATCGAACTTGTTCACCTCAAACACGCCATCCTCTGGGTGTCCGGGGTTGTAGTGAAGACCTGGGATCTGCTTGAGATCCTTATCGGTAGACACCAACACCTTGTCGAACTTGCTTTTGTACATCCCTGTCATCAGCATGCCGCAGACATCATCGGCTTCGATGTTCTCAAACTCGTAGGTTGGGTAGGCTTCACGGATGTAGTTCTTCACAGCATGGAACGCAACCGGCCTGCGGGTCTTCTTACGATTGCTCTTGTAGGTAGGCAGCACATCCTTGCGGAAGTTCTTAGGACCACTCAGGGCCATTACCACAGAGCGGGCGTTGAGCTTTTCCTTGAGGGTTGCCACATCATTATCGAACCGCTGCTTCGCCTCACGGGCATCACAGTGCAGGGTCCAAAAATCATCTCCCCAGTCATAGGGTTGCTCGCATCCCATGCAGGCTTCCCAAAGGAGAATGTCGGCGTCAATCACTAGGGCGGTCTGAGTCATCACTGATCCCCTGCATTATTGCTGTTTTACCAAGTTCGGCCAGCCCCAACACTGAGTGGAACTGGCCGTCAAAAGATACCGTTACGTCTTCCATGTCTGATGTTTTGGTGGCTGCACCAAGGAACACCATTGTGTCAAATCTCCTACGCAATTCCCTCAACAGGGACTCTGTAGGCACAAGGTCTATTGGTTCCATCAATATCTCCTTTCTCTACTTTGTTTAAGTCGTTTCTGCATCGCAGTGTGTATGGCTGATTTTGCGGGGTATCTACTCATACGGGCCACAAGTTCTGCCTGCCTCTTCTTGTATCGGAGGTAAGGCAACAGAGCCTTGAGAATACCCACAGCAGTTGGTCCATGCACCCGCCACCGAAACACCTTTGAGTGTTTGCGATCCTGTGTTGACACAGAGCCGCCGAACAACACCGATGGTCCCGTGACCAACGAAGGTGATACTGAATCAATCTGAATACTTGGCGTACTCAAATATCCAATCCATCCTTCACCATCAACCAAACCAGCAAGGTATGCCAGGTCAGTGGGTGTCGGCCCAGTTCCGTCCGATCTTGTACTCTCCAGTGATTTTACATCTGAAGTCGTAGTGTTCACCACTCTCACGCATGGCGTGTACCGCAAGTTGTCCGACATAATCTGCCTCGCCTTCCTTAGCTTGTAGCTGCACCTCGTCGTGAATGTGCATTAGTTGTTGTACGTCCATAGACCCAAACTTATCATTCATCAGCACTGTAGCCCGCTTCATTAGGATACTTCCCGCAGATTGAAGCAGTAGGTTCAGTGCACTATGTTCGGATCTGATCGGCAACCTACGACCATCAATCGCAGGCAACCACTTCTCTTTCACAAGGTGCTTCTTGATGGCGTTCTTCAAACGCTTCAATGCGGGGATGCCCTTCTCAAGCATAGCCCGAAGCTCCTTACCATCCTTCTTCCCACCGCCGACCAGTGACCCAATCTTGAGATCACCGGCACCATAGAGAGTGGCATACATGATGCCCTTCCCTGTGGAGCGTTTGACACCCATCTTGTCAGCGTTGAACTGGTGAATGTCGCCCTGCTCGATAACGCTGGCGTATTCGCCCTTGTCATACCGAGCCAAGTAGTGAGCCAAGCATCGGAGCTCCAGCCCTGACATATCACACCCAACCAGAACGTAGCCCGCCTTAGGCCCGAACAGTGCTCGGCACTCTGTACCCCAAGGGGCACCGACGCTGGGAACCTGTGCCAAGTTAGGCTTGCTATGGGTACAGCGAGAGGACACTGTGCCGATGGGGTTGACCCTACCGTGGATCTTGCCATCACGCACAACCCGAAGCCAAGCCTCCTTGCCATCACTGAGTTGACCGAGGCGTTTACTCACTGTCAAGTACCGGCACAGTGTCTCAGCCTCTGGGTAGTCCAAGGATGTAAGGACAGACTCATCCACCTTCGCCCGTCCATCAGCCGTGAACTCTTTAGGCTTCCAGCCATGCAACTTCTTCAGCCCCTCAGCAATCTGTACACGACTGCCGGGGTTGAAGGGTGTGACCTTGACCTTTGGTGGCCCAGCAACCAACTCTTTGCGTACAACCGTAGGTGCTGCACCCTTGGTGTTATAGCGATCCTCAGTAGCAGGGTGGTAATAATACTGAGGCTTCTTCATCGGCGTCTCTCCAGCGGGAAACACCTTTTTCAATTCTCTCTCAATACTGTTCTTCTCTCCGACTAACTCAGCATGCAACCCTTGGGCCGCTTGCTCATCAAAGTAAACACCATGAATCTCTTGATCTCGGATGATGGTGTCAAAGGCATCCTCAACCTCGTAGGCATCACCACTGAAGGACTCCTTCAGGTGCATCCAAAGGTTGGCGTTGACATCTACATCCTGCTTGCAATACTCACCCATCTCGGGGGTGAACACTGACCAATCTGTTTTCTTGCCAAAGTCATCCTTCTTGCACCCAAGACGCAGGCCCCAGGCTTCGAGTGAGTGTCTACCCCACAACTCTTTAGGGATCTTCTGGCTTTGATAGTCCTCATTGAGAACATCTGGGTGTCCAATCTTCCCCGCCAAGAATGTGTCGATCACATGGCAGCTGTAGAAGTCTGCATCGGGGTAGAGCTTCTTGATTGCAGGGATATCAAACCGCTTGATGTTGTGACCAATCAAACGATCAGCCATCTGCAACTTGAGAATGCCATCCTTGATCTTGTTGGGGCCGTCGAAGCTGTCACTGTACAACTCAGTCGTACTGTGGTTGACCTTCAGGGCCAAGCAGTGGATCACCTTCAAATCCGATAGGTTGTCCCAGTCGGTGATGGCGTTTGTCTCTATGTCAAATACGATTTCATACAAGGTAGTTGTCCTCCAAATAATCCCAAAGGTCTGGGTCAGCAATGATGGCGTCAATGATTTTGGCGAAGATTCTTTTCTCTGTTATCTCTATACATTGACGGGTTACTTTTGTTCCTATCTCAGGATCTTCAGCCAACTTTTTGGCGACCCAAGTGTAAGAACGAGGGATCTCCGTTTCAAGTCGTATGGGCCGATCCTCTTTCTTTTTTCCTGCATGGATCTTGACTTCGGTGTGTGATCTATCAACTCTCACAGTACAGGCTCCATATATTCCCCAAGCCTGCCCGTTGATGTGTTGTATTGAAGGGAAGCACAGACGCCTGTAATGCCCGCATACCTGTTCTTGAGAACTCGGACCCGTGTCTCATTCTTTTCTTCGGCATCCTGTTGGTCCCGCTCACAGCCAAGCACAGCATCAGACAGTTGAGCAATCGCATGTGATCCTCGAAGTTGGGACAAAGAAGTTGCAGCCCCCTCCTCATGGCCCCGACCATCGGGACGCCTGAGGTGAGATACCAGTACGCAGTGGACACCTGTTTCTTCCACAAGGCTCCGCAACTTTGTCATCGTGCTGTCAATCATTCGACGCTCATCACCCTCATCAAATGCACTGACCAAGATGGACAGGTGGTCGATGAAGATGAACCGGCAGTCCATAGCACGACACATGTACTTGACTTGACCCAGCAGACGGGTCGGATCTTGAGATCCCCAGTGGTCATAAAGCACCAAGTTGCCCGGCTTGATGATCTCATCAAACGCCTTCCGCTTGTCCTCTTCACTGGCTTCATGCAGGTGCGTAGCAGGCACGTTCATGTGGATCGCCAGCATGGATTCAGCAGTCTTTCTGATGCTTTCCTCAAGAGCAATGTAGCCAACCTTGTGGCCCTGCATCATGAGGTAGTACGCCAGCTCTCGACAGATACTTGACTTACCAATGCCTGTGCCTGCGGTCAGGGTGACAAGTTCGCCGCCACGCATACCAAACAGTGAGCCGTTGAAGCCGGGCCAAGGATAGGCCACGCTCCAAGATTCACTTTCTTTGGTCATGTGATCCCAGATGTCATCACCACTGAGCACACCGTCAGGCCGGAAAGTCTTGGCCGACCACAGAGAGTTGACCAACTCCTTGACCTTGCCGCTCAACAAACACTCGTTGGGATCTTTGCCTGGCATCTCATGAACAATCTTGCACTTACCTGGAGACAGTAGGTGAGCACAAGCGTTCGCTGCTTTACGACCAGCATCATCCATGTCAAAGCACAGCACAACTTCCTTGAAGCTCTCAAGCCACTCAATGGAATTGGCAATAGCCTTCTGTGCAGACTGAGCCCCGTTCGGTAGAGACACCACCGGCCACTTGTTCTCAAACACTTGGCTTACAGACAGGGCGTCTATCTCACCTTCAGTGATGACCACACGCTTGCCATTGGTTTCCCATAGGTGTTCACCAAACAGACCCACAGATTTCGTATCACCAACCCAAGCAAACTGCTTGTCAGCAAGGCGTAGCTTCTGGGCCTTGAGCACACCTTGGTGGTTGCGGTAGTTCGCCACATGACACTTCTTGCCCTTGTGCGATCCAACGCCATAGCCCCACTTGCGGCATGTCTCTTCACTGATACCCCGCTTGTTCAGCGGCATAAATTCAAACTCAACCATCTCCTTTGGAACCTCCAACTTTGTGCGTCCAGATCGGTGATTGCAGCCGGGTGTGAAGCAGTAAAACGAGCCATCGTCATACGTTGCTAGATTATCTTTGCTCCCACACTCAGGACAGGGAGCGTGCCCCTTGAATGTCCCCAAACTCAATCACCTCTAATTCAATTCTTGGTTCGTCGGCGTACTCTTTGCGGGCCTCAAGGCTCACAATTTGATCGTCATCGAACCACACTACTTTGTTTAGGACATCCAACGTCTTGAGATAGTTGTCGATGTCCCCGCGTGGTGCCCAGCGATTGGTTCTCTTCGGTGATGGACAGAAGAATGTCACATCAAGGTGAAGAGGACCCCCGAGGGGCAGGATGTCAGGAAAGACCGTCTTTCCCAACACCGCTGCCGCTTCGGTGCGAAACTGGGTGTACTTTTTCCCGTAGTAAACGTGACCTGCCCGTGTAACCCTGGGCCTAGATGCAGGCACCGGGCACACTGGCAAGATCATTTCAAAACGGGAGGTCGTCGTCGTCTTCTTCGCCATCGGTTTCAGCTTCTGCCTCCTCCGTGGCGGACTCCTTTACTGCAAAATCAAAGTTATCAAATTCATTACCGCCGAACTCAACAAGGTCGAGCACCTGCACTGCCTTCATACGAAGAGACAGACCTGCACCAAGTGACCCCGTGTAGTAGGGAAAGACCTCAAAGCCAATCTTGATTGCCGAACCAGATCCGACATTGGTTTCTTCCGGGTCCATACGCTCACCCTTGTCGTTAAACAGGGCGGGCCGCTGTTCCCATCTGTTGTCGTTTGATCCCGCCACAGCCTTGAGCTTGAACTTGACATCAACCTCACCAGTGGGTGAGCCTTCAGTCTCGACCTCGTTGTATGGCAGGTCTTGGGTCTTGATCTTTGACTTGCCCTTCTCACTCTTCACTTCTTCAACGTGATCCTTCAGGATCGTGTGAAGCTCTTTGAGCAAAGGCTTGGCGTCATCCATCGACAGACGCAGGTTGACCCGGTACTCACCATCCTCATTGAACTTTGTGTCAGGTTTGGACAGGTGCGGGTAGATGGCAGTCCCCACTGGACTGGTCAGCTTCTTTAGTTTCTTACGCATAAATCACCTCAGTTGAAATAATAAAGAGCAGACCTCACTTGGCTTATGTCGCAGTCCCCCTGCTCTGGTGGGGACTCAAGCCGTACATCGGAGGGTAGCAAAGCCGACAGTTGGATATGCAAGTCCTCCAAAATATTTCCTGAAAAGATTTTAACAGTGGCTTCGCGGACGCATGCCGCAACCGTTGAGACATGAGGAGCCACTGTGCTGTATTGATCGTGGATCATCATAAAAGAACGAACGCCAGATTCAAAGGCTAAATTCACAGTTTTTCCTGCAAGACCTCCGAAGCCATCCAAGGAGTGAACAAAGTTGGGAGCCATCGAGTTGATGCTCTTCCGCTTACTTAACTTCTCGGTGTCCTCACGAATGCGGCACTGCCTCACGGTCCCAAAGACCTGGGTCTTGATGTTCCGTTTGGTCTGGTTGACGTACCGCATGTGAACCGGCAGGCCTAAAGGTGTCACCCATTGTGGGATCACACCATTGTCCAAGCAGACCTCAGCACAATGCTGGAGCCAGTCCATACCACGACGAGCTGCTGACACATTCATGTTGATGGCGGCCCAGATCAGCTCGGACAGGAACCGGCAAGCCTTCAACATCTCATTGCCGAATGGGTTCCCCTTCTTCTTCATGCTGTCAATGAACCACTTGATGGTGTACTCACGGCACGAATAAACAGTTGAGCCGTAAGGCAAAGTCATGGTCTGTCGTTTGGTGGTGCTCCGGTTGAGGCCATACTCCATCCACTGCTTTGCGAGCGGATCACTGGATTGCTCCAGCATCGTTATCACACTGTCACACACCTGTTGGTACAGGTCGTTAGGGAGAGTTGTAGGGAGACAGTTGGTGGATTTGAGTGTGTCCTCATCCCGGAGCATAAGGCCGTAGAGTTGAAGCCCTTGGTTGCAGGCGTCAATCCCCACGGGTAATCGTGTGTGGAACTTACCCTTGGTGTTCTTCATCTCCGCGTACTCCATGCACGCAGCAACAAAGGCAAAAGGTTCGTCCGCTTCTGACCAATCCATGTTGCCTGTCGGATCTTGACCAATGCGTAGGATCAGCTTCTGGTTGTCCTGCACCCACCGCAGGCGTTCTTCAATGGACTTCTTGTCTAGCCCCCAGTTGTTCGCCACATGAATGGACAACCACTTCTCACCCACCTCGTCCATCACCACACTGTCATCAAATGTCAGCAGGGAGCGGGCGAAGGCGTTGCCTTGAGGCTGCAAGAAGTAGGGCTGAGGGTAAGCACGACCACGGAAGTCGAGCGTGTGGGGATACCAGATACGTTGACCATCAAACTTCTCTGCAAGACTGAGAGTGGTCAGCACTTGCAGGCGACGGGAGCGGTTCCGCTCGTTGTGCATGTGCATCCGGGCCGCAGCTCTTCGCCACTCTTTGCGGGCGTCCTCATTCGTATCAATGTCCACAGGCTTGGCGGGCAATGGCTCGTCATCACTCGTAGGTAAGTCGCCGATGGGATGCTGATTTTCCCAGACCCACTTGGCAACCTCAAGCATTCTTGAGTTGACCCGCATGGGTGTGTTCTGCACGCGGTTCAATGCGTCGTAGACTTCAGGCATGGGGGCCTGAGCGATGGTGTCAATATGATGCTTGTCTTGCGTCTTGACCATAGGCCGACGCTTGAAGATCCCAGTCTGATACCCCCCAAAGAACACATTGGTGTAGGGCATAGGCTTCTCAATCATCGGCATGAAGATCGGCGACAACATCTCAAGGTGAGCATGGGCCTTCTTCATCCAAGCCAAGAAGTCATCCGAGGGAGCAAGCCACTGGTGCTCTTTACCGTTGGGGTCTTTGCGGAGTTTGATCTCCACCAGATCCGTAGATTGCCTGAAGATTTCAACACAAGTCAACCCAACCTTGGCCTTGTCCCTGCCCTCGAAGATAGGCAACACAACATTGTGCTTCCGCATCACACGACGCAGAGCAAAGGACCGAGTAATGGGTGACTTGTGGCGGTCGATGAAGTCAAGCTCACGATAGATGGATTGCTCATTCTTCTGGAGGTAGAGCGTGCGGATCTCATCCTCGATGTGAGTGCCAATCATTATCGCTGTGGTAGGAAGTTTGCGGTGCTGACTGATGGCATCAAGGATGCACTTGGCTGTCAATGCCGCCAACACCTGGGGCTTGAGTTGCTCCAGATATTTGAGGCAGCCGTGGCGTGGACCCGCAGTTGTCTTGGCGTGCTGGATCCACCTTGTGAAACCTTCCGCACTCTTGGTAACAGCAGCTTGTAGCATTCGCTGACCAGCAGGGTGAGAAGTTTCTACCTTCACCACCTTGGCACGCTCGACCCTTGCCTGATACCTCTCAGCACCGGCCTTGATCATTTCCATTTCAAGATCGTGTTGTCGCACCCTGACGTTCCTTGTCACATGGTTCGTCACATGCGAATCAGGGTGGCCGTAATCTGGTAGCGGAGGAGGGACTTGAACCCCCGACACGCGGATTATGATTACGACGATTCCCTGAAAACAGTAGGACTTCCGGCCCTCCTGTGGTCCCTATTGGACCCGCCTGTCACATCTTCTGTCACAGAGTACCACATCGGCCTCACTGTGCGCAAGTCTCCAGTTTTTGTATGGCGACTTTGAGATTGTCCGTCTTGAGGTGGCGGTAGCGTCTGGTCGTTTGGACGGACTTGTGACCAGCGAGTACACCCGCCATGTCCAGATCAACACCACGCTGAACCAGACGGCTTACGAAAGTATGACGGATGGCGTGGATGCAATCACCCCTACCCCATCCCAGCTTCTTCTTGATCTTTCGCCAGCGTGCATTGACCTGCCCTTCGGTCAACCCCACACCTGTACGGCCACGCAGCACAGACTTCACACGCTCCGTCATCGGGATCGTACGGGGCTGTGAGTTCTTTGTCTCGTACAGACTAATGATGCCCTGATTGAAATCAACATCATCCGTGTGCAGCTTCAAGGCTTCACCAAGACGCATACCAGTATCGAACAGAAGAGTCACCAAGACTACAGACTGCTCATCTTCGCAGGCGTCTAAGATACTTCTCTCTTCTTCCTCGGTGTACCAACGCATCCGACCCTCACTCTCAGGCCAATGGTGGAACCTGGGAACACGATCAATGTGGTTGTGGTCGTAGGCAAAGTTCAACACCTTCGAGATCAAAGCTAACTTGCGGTTCACTGTCCCGCCACTGTTACCACGATCAATCAGATACTTGCCATACTCATCGAGCCAAGACTTTGTTATGTCCACGACCAACGGCTCATCGTCCATGTCTTGCAGGACAATATTTAGACGGCTACGGGTCTTGGTCGCAGACTTCTGGTGTTGCCACACAAGATCCCAAACCTGTTCCGCTACCACACGAAAGGTCGGTCCATTGTCCTTCACCTCTGTCTCCTCATCAGGACCGAGGCCCCGAATAAGTCTTGACTTTGCATTGATCTCCCAAGCCTCGGCTGAATGCTTGTCTTGAAATTGTCGGCGGTATCGGCTCCCTCCCTGAACAAAATCTACTTGGAACGATCCGCCTCTGATCTTTACTGTCATATTTACCTCCAGTTTGTTATCGACAAATGACCTTATCAAACTGGAGAGTCTGCGCCAATCCCCCTTTTGTTTTGTTTCTTCAGGACGCATTGAATAATTAGTACCAAATTAGTTCTATATGAGTCAAACAAAAAAGCCTCAAGACGAGTGGATGGTCTTGAGGCAAAAGGGGGGAGCGAGTTGTCGCCTTTCGGCTAACCCCGCCAGAAATCCGAAGACAACTGACGGGGGACTTTGGAGGTTGTGTTAGTGTAGCAAGTTAGTCGGGGGCTGCAACGAGTTGATGGTACAGGGTGCTAAAAGCTGTAGCGGCTACTTGAGGCACGACTGCGTTTCCCAATGCCCTAAGCCTGTCCACCCGATTGGAAACCCCATCAACGTGTCCACCCAGTCCGGGTTGAGTTGTCCGGGGAGGCTCGTCGGATCTCTGGGGACAGCTCGGCCCAACAGGCCATTGGTTGGAACATTCTGTGAGGGGTTGTTTCCACCCTTCCAATCTCTCGCTGTCGGAGTAGGCCAAGCCTTTAACTTCCCTTGAGGCTTCGCTATGTCCCGGCCCAGCATCGCATCCGCTTCCGCTTTGTCCATACCGTTCTCCACTCCCTTCCGAAGCAGCCTCACATTTCCCTCGTGTGGCCGCATCGTTACATCTGGAGTGGGCCAAGATAAACCATCTCTTCCGCAGGTGTGGCGCGCCAACTTCCTCCGCTGAGAACTGTCCCGCCGTTGCCCTGAAACCCATTTCTTCCAAGTCGCTGAGGACATGGTGGAGAACTGAGTGGTATCCGGGTGACTTGGCTGAGGCGATCCCATCGACGTTCTCGAAGAAGCAAAAGCTCGGTCGGAGAACAGAGACTCCTGCTCTGATGTGGGGCCAGAGGTGTCGGCTATCTTCGGTGGCTTTGCGACTTCCAGCGTGGCTAAAAGGTTGACACGGGAAGCCACCAGAGACGATATCCACAAGTCCTCGATACTTGTCCCAAGGGAACCGAAGTAGGTCCGGGTAGATAGGACACGGATCCAGTTCTCCCGCTTCCATCTTTGACGCCAGGTGCGAGACACAGAATCCTTCCCTCTCCACCATAGCCACGGTTCGCAAGCCTCTGACCACTCTTCGCAGCCCAAGGTCGATGCCTCCGATTCCTGCGCATAAGGATAAATGATTAGCACGCATCTGCCCTCCATGTCTTTCTGATTGTCTTCATTGGGGAACCTCTTTGGTGGCTAGGTAGTGGAGCCTGTCGGCTATCTCATTCAGCTTCTTGGCTACCTCGGCTAATTCGTCGCGGATCTTCTTGATTTCTTCAGGGCTCACTTAAGTACCTCCTTCACCTTGTTCCAGTATCGGTTCAGGTTCGCCAGCTTCTTGCCTTTGGCTCTGAACCACGCAGGTCCACCATTCCAACACTTAGCCCGGTCTTCATCCGTCACCTTACGATTGAAGGGAAGACGGCTAGACTTGCAGTAGCGGCTAAGGTAGGCCCGGTGAATCTTGAGGCTGTACTCTAAATCTTTGCAGTCTTCATAGGTCCCGCCGATGCTGGGATCATGCTCCACCCCGTCGTACCACGCCGCAAAGTGTATTTGCAGGGGACCAAGTGCCCGGCCACCATCGCCTTTAATCGGGCCGACTTGGCGGCTAGTCTCGACGCACCACAAGGCATCTTCGAGCGGGCTAAGTTTGATATCGGCCACGCCCAATAAGGTAGCGGCTACGGTTGAAATGATTCCAGTCATGGTAAAAATCTCCAAAGTAAAAAGGGTTAGGGGTTGAATCCCGGACGATCCGGGGAAAGCCTACAGCCGCCGCTAGACGGCTATAGGTGAGGGCTAGGGGTTAGAGGGTAGGGCAAGGGCTCGCGATCTGGTCGGC